CCAACAACATGAAGGCATTACTAGAAAGTAAAGGCTTCACCGAAATTAAGATGATACTTGAAAAAGAAGCAACAACTGCCGGCATTATTGCTGGAATGAATTGGTTGGTGGCTGATACCGTCCCAGGCGATGTTATTGTTTTTCACTACAGCGGTCACGGATCACAATTAGTCAGCTCAGTTGAAGCCGATGGATTTGAAGAAATTATTTGCCCGGTGGATTTAAATTGGCTAGATAAGGTTATTACCGATGATACCCTGCGCCAAACATTTGATAAGGTACCGAATGGTGTAAATACCACTCTAATACTTGATTGTTGCCATTCTGGAACAATGTTAGATCAAAGTGGAACACTAGGTGGTACAAAAGAAGTTGCCGCACCAGTAAAGAAAAAAGGTTCGAGATACCTAAAGCCACCTGCAGGTATTGTTAAGAAACTAAAGAACAGGGTATTGGTTGATTGGCAAACTTCAAGAGACGTTAATGCGAGTGCATTATTGATTGCTGGATGCATGGCAAATCAAACATCTGCAGACGCGGTTATTAACGGTGTGCCACAAGGTGCTGCTACGGCCTCACTACTAAAGGTAGTGGCTGCAGATTCAGCGATTTCTTATAGATCCCTAGTCACAAATATGCAGGGATATATGGTGGAAAATAAGTTTAAGCAGATTCCAGAGCTAGATGGATCTGAATCCTTATATGATCAAAAGTTCTTGGAACCATTTAGCTTTGCTACACCGGTAGAACCAGTAGAACCAGTCATACCAGTTATCGATACCACAGCAGGACCTGTTGTGGAACCATCTGCCAGCAATAATAATATGAAACCTATTCTAGTCATTGGTGCTATAATAGCAATAATTGTTCTATTTCTAGTATTTGGTTAAATATCAGAGATAAATAAATTTGTAAAGTGCCCATGGTGGGGCTTTACACGTTAAAACTTGCTTAACAAGGAGTATATTATGTCAAGACACGACTTCTCACGCCTATTCGACCAGCTCGAAGCTTTATCTGTTGGATTTGGACCTGTATTCAGGGACTTTCAGATTCCGACAAGTAATTATCCCCCACATAACATTGTTAGAATTTCAGATACTGAATTCTACCTCGAAGTTGCAGTAGCAGGCTTCAAGAAGGACGAAGTAACAATGGAAGAACACCAGGGTGTGTTAACAATTAAGGGTGATAAGATAACTGATCCCGAATCGACATACCAATTTAGAGGAATTGCAAATCGTTCATTCTCAAAGAGTTTCCGTATTGCGGAATACTTTGAAGTTAGCGATGCTTCCTTAGAAGATGGTATCTTATCGGTTAAGTTTACAAAAAATCTACCAGAGGAAGCAAAGCCTAAGCTTATTGCTATCAAGTAAAATTTATTGACTTACCGCCTCGGGTTGTGTAAACTACAAAATTACACGACCCGAGGATTTACAAAATGCCAGAAATCGAAGTTATCGAGGAAATACAAGAAACCATCAAAGTACAGATTCCAAAGATGTACAAGGTGTTGCTTCATAATGACGATACAACTACCTTTGACTTTGTAATTGCTGTTCTTATGAGAATCTTCCATAAGACTGCCGAAGAAGCAATTGAAATTACCAAGGCCATTCATGTAGAAGGAAAGGGTGTTGCAGGTGCTCCTTATTCCAGGGAGATTGCAGAAGAAAAGACTCTTGAAACAATTAGTTTCTCACGAGCAAATAACTTTCCGCTAACTCCTACTTTTGAAGAGTTATAACCATAAATATCCTGTAGTGGATACAGGAAATCAATGTCAGCAAATCTAATACCAATAAAAGCATTCCTAGGAAAATATTATCCGGAACTACTTTATTCTGCATCGCAGGAAAAATACAAGGGAACCGGGCTTGATGAATTTTTCGAACAACGATTTTACATTCAGAACAATAAAGTTCAGATGATTGTTGATCCCGGCATGGCTGGACTCGTGGTTATTGTATCTGGTAATGAGCTTCATATCAGTCAAGAACTGTTTGACCATCCTAATATTGTGGTCAGCAATTCTATGGAGAATAATCAGACGACAAATCCACGAAGTCTTTATAACGCCGAAACCTTTTCAACAGTAGCTTACCTTGTTTGTCAAAATCATACCTCCTTCCAGATTGTAGGCGAGATTGACGAGCCCATCTACCTAAAGTACAAATCTGATTATGAGACCTTTTATAATTCGGTTGTGGTCTTTAATGTGTCTAATGATGTAGAGGTGGAAATTGTAGAAGAAATTGAAAGCTTTAGCGCACTGAATGCAGTAACCAATTACATACTGTATCCTTCGGCTAAACTTAAACTAACAACCTTCTATCAAAACAATATTTCGGCTCTGTCTTTTTGTTATAGAAACATAATTGCGCAGGATAAGTCATCCTTTAGCCATATACTTCTAGGAAAAGGTTCATCTAACATCATTGATGAAAATAAAATACATGCCCAAAGTGGTTCATCATCTGAGTTATTGGGTGTTGTAAATTCGAGCGGTAAAGATTTCCATTCTATTCTATATGTAGAACCAGGTGCGGCCGATTACCGTATTGCTGTAACCTATAAGGATGTATTGTCCGGCGATGGCAATGTTACATTCTTTCCTGTAATACAGGGAAATGCAAATCCTGACACTGCAACAATCGAGGTATCAAATATAACACTTGAAGAAATTCCCGCAGACAAGGTGGAAAATGAGATTAAGGGGTTCGTCTCTGATATTATTGAGCGTGCAACCTTAGAAAGAATGGTTGGTGTGAAAAGGTTCTACGACAATAAAACAAAGTTCCTACACTTTCCATAAATAATAGTAACTAGCAGGAGAACTAAAATGTATAAGATTACTGATGTCCTATCTCTTGGAGAAGATTACACAGTTTCTGACTCAGAGGGCAATGTCCTTAGTAAGATACAGGTGATACCACTAACAGAACTAATGTCAGCTTCATTAGGCCCATACACAGAAGCATTTGGCTCAGTTGAATCCTATCTCGAAAAATCAATTGCAACATTTACCGGTTTGGATGATATCGATCCAACCAGAGTTCTTTGGTATGCCACCACAGAAGATGAGGTAGCACTTAGTGATCTTATTGAATATGCTACCAAACACGGATATGATAGAATTATCCTTGAACACCTTGATGAGCTAGAGTAAATCTGCTATAATTGCTTTGCCCTATTAGCTCAGAAAAACGAACGGCCTCTAGACACAAGGTGGCGCCACCGGCTCCATGTCGTTTCTAGTTACACTGTAGAGAGCAGTTGATTTCTAATCAAACGGACGGTGGTTTGAAGTGTTCCATCATAGGGCACTATTTTGGTGTTATATGGAAGAAGAAAAGAAGAATATTATTTGTGCCTGGATTGGTGATGGCGAACGATGCCGTCACCCTACCATGTATGGCAAGTCATATTGTGAAGTACATCACGATAGGATGTATATCACCATGCCATCCGAGATGGCTCAATATATCATAGACAAAGAAGTATTATCTGAAATAACTATAATAGATAAATATAGGTAATTCTATAGGATACTATTATGGTAGCAAGTATACGTTCATCACACCTAAGAGGTGTTACAATTAGTGCAAAAGTTCCCGGTGTAATGGTATTGACGGTTAACTCCTTCCTTCTTAATACCCCCGGTCCGGTCGAATTACCTATACCTATATCTGGGATATATGATATTTCTGTAGATTGGGGTGATGGTAATACCATAGCATATACAAATCCGACACCAGTATCTCATACCTATGCTGTAGATATTCCACACACGGTAACAATAACTGGTACACTAAATATATTTGGCGATCCTAATTACGAGATTCCAGGGCGTGAATGCTTAACAAGTGTTGTATCGTGGGATAATGCCCTTGGAATAACTAGTCTTGTTTATGCATTTGGCAATGCTACCAATCTCACATCTGTTCCATCTAATTTACCATCTACGGTAACAAATTTATCAGAGGTGTTTGAAGGAGCTTCGATATTTAATGGAAATATAGGTAGTTGGAATACAACCAATGTTACCAATATGTACTATATGTTCGCTTTCGCCACAGCATTTAATCAAGATATAGGCAGCTGGAATACAGGAAATGTTACCAATATGATCGGTATGTTCTTTAGTGCAACAGCATTTGATCAACCTATAGGTAGTTGGAATACAAGCGGTGTTACTGATATGACTTCGATGTTTGCTGGTGCCGAAGCATTTAATCGAGCTTTAACTTGGAATACAACTAATGTTACCTCTATGGGTAGTATGTTTCAGGCTGCAACAGCATTTAATGGAAATATAGGTAGTTGGAATACAAGCGGTGTTACTGATATGAGCGGTATGTTCTGGCTGTCAGCATTTAATCAATACATTGGTGGTTGGAATACAAGTAGTGTTGTCCTTATGAATGCTATGTTTCAGGATACACCATTTAATCAAAATATAGGTAGTTGGAATACGAGCAGTGCCACTAATATGGGCTTTATGTTTAAAAATGCAACAGTATTCAATCAAGACCTATCTGCCTGGCCTGTGCCGGGCGTTGTCTCATTACCTATCGATTTCTATACCAATACTCCGGCGTGGAACAAGACTGGCAGAGTTCCAATCTGGGGAGTATAATTTAATTTCCGCTTGACATCTCCTTTACATTGCCATATAATAGTGGCAACAAAGGGATTTTATGGGCATTCTGCAAATTCTGGAAAATATTGAGAAGGTGTCGGCTCGCACTGCGAAGATCGCCCTCATTGAACAGAACAAGGGAAACCAATTGTTCTTGGATGTGTTGCAGGCCGCTCTGAATCCGTATACAAACTATCACATCAGGAAGATCCCCGACTATGATCCAAAAGGTGGAAAGACCCTCGACTGGGCATTGGTTGAACTTAAAAAGTTGTCTGGGAGACAACTCACTGGCCACGCAGGTATTGAGCATTTGCGCAGTATTCTTGGTAGCGTTTCCCTTGATGATGCTATTGTTATTAGCCGCATTATCGGTAAAGATCTACGCTGCGGTGCAGGCGATGGTACAACGAACGTAGCACTACCCGGATTCATTCCAACTTACCCCTGTTTGCTTGCTCGTCCATACGACGAGAAAAACATCAAGAACATTAAGTACCCTGCCTACAGTCAATTGAAGGCTGACGGATTGCGTGCAAATGCGATTGTCGAAGGCCACGTCGTGAATTTGTTCGGGCGTAGTGGAAGAGAGATCGACTTACTTGGGGCACTGGACCAGGCAATGATTTCTTTGGCCTCCGAATTTCCGTGGCCAGTCGTTTTTGATGGTGAATTTGTTGTGGCGGATAAGTTCGGCCGCGTCATTGACCGCAAAACAGGCAATGGCATTATCAACAAAGCCATTAAGGGCACAATTTCCGAAGAAGAAGCAAAGATGATCAGGTTCCAGATTTGGGACGCGATTCCTCTTGCCGAATTTAAGGAAGGAAAGTCAGTAGATAGTTACAAACACCGTTTTGAGAGACTTATTCAGGCAGTTGATGCTAGGCCTCAGACAGATAAGTCTTATTGGGTTATTCCATACAAGACTGTTGGTAGTCTCGAAGAAGCCGTTGCTCACTTTGAGCAATTGTTGGCAGAAGGACACGAGGGCACCATCCTTAAGAACTACTGTGCCCTCTGGGAAGATTCGCGCAGCAAGCATCTGGTGAAGATGAAGGCGGAAAAAGACGCAGATATGGAAATTATTGGCTTCAATCCTGGCGAGGGCAAGTTCCTTGGTATGGTTGGAAGCATGCAAATGGCATCCAGCGACAGGCTTGTTGAATGTAACATTAGCGGATTCCCAGATGATTTGCGTTTGG